CCATTAAAAGTACCTGTTAAAAAAGCAATGGAAGATAAATATACTAAAGCAGGTAAAAAATTCTATTCAGCTGGTGATTTATTAGTTCCTAATCTAAATGTAATGAAAAATTTAGAAGAAGGTATAGATCATGATAAAAATTCTATGATTAGAGGAATGATGAGTATGCTTAAAGATCCTGAAATTAAAAATGCTTCATTTAAGGATTTAGCAGATTTAAATATTGCAATGCAACAACTTTTTCCTGCCCCTGTCCATGTACAACCAGGAACTGATTCAAACTCTGCTGCTATACAAGCAATGATTGATGCTGATAGAGAAAGAGGTAGAAGACCTAACTTAGACTAACATATAGACTGTTTCATAGCCAGTCGAATTTAAACATAAAAAAACTTTTAGAGCTGTGGCCTAATCTTTGGATTAGGTCACTTTTTTTATTATATTAACGTATTAAAATTTATAAATGGATAAAATAGTAATTGTAGGAGCAGGTGTAGCAGGTGTTAATGCTGCAACCAAATTAGTAGATAATGGATATCCTGGTGATAAAATCACTATAATTGACATGGGTAAAGACCCATATAATAGAAAACCTGAAGAAGTAATGACAGGTTTTTTAGGTGCCGGTGGTTGGAGTGATGGTAAATTAACTTACCATACTGAAGTAGGAGGCCAATTATCAAAATATTGTGGTGAAGATAAAGCAATGGAATTGTTTGATCAAGTTATAGCCAACTTTAAACGATTTCACCCTAAACCAGAGGAAGTACAATGTTCTGATCCTCAAGCAGAACCTGATTTTATTAAACCATATTTTGGTTTAAAATTATTTCCTGTATGGCATGTTGGTACAGATTATTTACATGAAATAGGTAAAAATTGGTATAGTTACTTAGTTGAAAAGGGTATTAAATTTGTTTGGGAACATAAAGTTTATGATATTAATTTTGATAAACAAGAAGTATCATTAGCAAACCATGATTTTGCAGGTGAAATAGAATATGATCATTTAATTTTTGGTGTAGGTAAATCAGGTATTGATTTTGGTAAAAAATTAGCAGAAAAATATAATATACCAACTGAACCTAAAGCAGTACAAATAGGTGTACGATTTGAAGCACCACAAAAACATTTTCAAAAATTGATAGATATTAGTTATGATTTTAAATTATATAGAAAATTTGAAGATAAGGGTGTATCACTACGTTCATTCTGTACAAACAATAATGCCGCTTACGTTGCTGCGGAACATACTTATGGCGATGTAAGTTATAATGGACATGCTAAAAAAGATGAAGCTTACCGAAATAATATGACTAATTTTGGTATACTAATGGAAATTAGAGGTATTGATGAACCATTTACTTGGTCAAGAAAAGTTGTAAATGAATTGCAATTTAATGGTAAAGGTTTATATTATAGTCCTACAAGACAGCCTTCTAAAACATCTGAAGGTAAAGAAGTTAGTGCATATCAAATAGAATTTTTAGATGGAGTAAAAAGTGCTATGGGTGGTTATTTTGAATATGTAGAAAATTTTATTGAAGATATGAAAAAAGTATTTCCAACACTTAAAGATGATTGGGGAATATATGTTCCTGAAGTAAAATATTTGTCACCTGAACCATTAGTTAACTATAATAATCTTAGTTTAACTAAATATTCTAACGTATATTTTGTAGGAGATGCTTTAAGTGCAAGAGGTATAACAGTTTCAGGAGCACAAGGTACTTATGTTGCTGAATCAATTTTAAAATAAAAAATATGAAAATAGGTTTTTGTGGTACAATGAGTGTAGGTAAAACAACGTTAGTTAAAGCGTTAAAAGAATTACCTGAATTTAAAGATTATAATTTTAGAACAGAGCGTTCAAAATATTTGATGGAAATGGGAATACCATTAAATACTGATTCTACATTAAAAGGACAAACAGTATTTCTATCAGAGCGTGCTAGTGAATTAATGCAAGAAAATATTATAACAGATAGAACTGTTATTGATGTTATGTCATTTGCACAATGTTCTGAATCTATGAATTATTTAGACAAAGATAAATTTGAAAATTTAGCATCATGTTTAATACATGAATATGATTATGTATTTTATGTTTCACCTAATGGTGTTGATATTGAAGACAATGGTGTTAGAGAAACAGACGCTAGATATAGAAAAGATATAGATAATACTATACAACATTATTTAAGTAAATACCAATATCGTATTAGAAATTTAGTTCATATATCGGGATCAACTGAAGAAAGGGTAGAAAAGGTTAAACAGACGGTATTTTCCTAATATTTATAAATAAAAATATACAAATGAAAAAGACTCGTTTACTTGAAATTATACGTGAAGAAATAGCTGGTGCATTAAGTGAAATTCCTGATGTAGCTAAAGATTCTGACTTGCTTAAAGAAATTGAACAAATAGCTGAAATGGCTAGTATGAAACAACTTAAAGACCAGTTGGAAAAACAAAACATGAAGGATGAGCTTAAAGCTGTAGAAGCAGCTGAAAAAGCTACTATTGAAAAACTCTCTAAAGACCCAGTATTTTCAGGTGAAGGAAATAATCAACGATTAAAAGGGTATGTTAAAAATCTTAAAAAAGAACTTAAAGATACTCACAATATTAATTTACAAAATTTACTTTCTGATGTTGCTGCAGGAGCAGAAGAAGCAGGAGATAAATTTAATGATGATATTGCAACAAATACAATTGAAAAGAATGCTGCTAATAAAGTATTAGGAAAAACACCTGGTAAACGAGGTAGAAAAGCAGACCCTAACAAACCTGAAAAAGAAAAATCAACAGGATCAGGTAAAAGAGGACGCCCTGCAGGAGCTACTAAAACAGCTACTCGTACAACAGGAGATGATGGGTTTGATGATGTAAGTTATTCTGATGCAAGTGATGAAGCACCTTCTGGAGATATGGAAATGGAAAAAGCAGCTAGAGGTACAGATGCTTTAATTAAACAATATCAAAATGTTATGGACACCTTTAGAAAGAAAAAAGAAGAAGAAGGTAATGAAGCAGCTGTAGCATATTTAAAAACTAAACAAGATATTGTTCAAAAATATAAAAAAGCTAAAGCAGTATAAATTTTAGCATGAATAGGGAAGTTAAATTAAAGTTATGGCATATATTAATTGGTGTAGTTTCCCTTACACTTTTACTATATTTTATATTTGTGAAAGTAACACCTACACAAGTAGGTGATTATACCGAACAAAAGCAAAAGATAGATAGTTTAAAGAATGTCATAACAAAGCTAGAAGACGAGCAATTTGAATTAGACAGATCTATATTTGCTCAACAGCTTGAAATTAACATTTTAAACAAAGAAATTGATAGCACAAATGAAGAAATAGTAAAAGTAAGAAAATATTATGCTAAAAAAATTAAAGATATTACTACCTATACTCCTACTCAGCTCGATAACTTTTTCACAGAAAGATACCAATAAAGTTTGTTTTGACTATAAAGTTGCTCAAATGATAGCAATTGATTTAGTTAAAGGAGATTCTGCAATAGCTGAACTTGAAAAAACTAATGAGTTAATATACAGTTTAGATCAAAAAATCTCCAGACAAGATAGCATTATACAAGATTTTATAAAAAAAGATGCTAATCATATTATACAAATCCAAAACTATATTAAAATAGGTGACCAACAATCTAAAATAATTGATGGTTTGGAAAAAGATGTAGCTAATCTTCAAAAATCAAACAACAGACTTAAAAAGGGTCTTAAGTGGTTAGGAGCAGGACTTGTTGCTACATTAGCTGCTTTATTTACAATAGCAATAGTAAAATGAGTCAAGATCTTAAAAAGAAAATACGAGAAGAATATGTTAGGTGTGCTGCATCACCTGCTTATTTTATGCGTAAATATTGCTATATACAGCACCCTAAACGAGGTCGAATACAGTTCAACTTATACCCATTCCAAGATAAAGTATTAACTTTATTTCAAGAAAACCCATATTCAATTGTTTTAAAATCTAGACAGCTAGGAATATCTACTCTATCAGCTGGTTACTCTTTATGGATGATGTTGTTTCATCAAGATAAAAATATACTTTGTATAGCAACAAAACAAGAAACAGCTAAAAATATGGTTACTAAGGTAAAGTTCATGTATGATAGTTTACCTTCTTGGCTTAAAGAAAAACAAAAACCATCCGAAGATAATAAATTAACACTTCGACTAAATAATGGCTCTCAAATAAAAGC